CGTTCCTGCATGGACTTATTATTTCGAGTGCTTGGTTGATGATGATAATCTCGCTATCGCCTATGCTCTCGGAAAGAAAGTGCCTTACAATCTCTATCGTTGGATGAAGTTCTGCGATTCCTGCGATTATGATAAGCATGAGCAGACGGGTCTCAATCTTTGGAAGACAGACCTCTATAAGTACGCATCGCCTCATTCCTGCCTCTCTTACGATGTGTTCACCGACTATTGCGCTGCCGTTGACCAAAGAGCCAAGAACATGCAGCCGATGTGGTTCTTGGAGGATGGTTGTAAGGTCGTGAATGGTGTCTATTATAACGATGCCAATCAGGAAAACGACTCGACCACAGGAATGCTCGCAATGAGAATGTATCTGAATAAGGTCTATGACTGCGATACTTGCAACGGCAAGGATAATGATGGCGGTCAGACGGTCGATGCTGAGGTTGACCCGAATAAGATGCCTGAGGGCGATTATACCAATCCTTATGCAGGATATAACTCGGTTTTGTTCCGCAATATCTATTTGCAGCAGACCGTCTATATCGATGCACAAGGCACGGAGCTTTCTCTGAGGACTGTCGCTTCTGCTATGCGAAGCTGCACGGCTACCATTGACGGACAGACCTTGCAGCCATTCTCTCCTGAGGGAGCGACTTATTTCTTCCTGACTGCTCGCATCAAGCGTTGGCAGAAGAAAGTATCGAGCTATGACGGAGAACGTAAGTATATCGACTTCACATCTACGACCGCCAATAATATCTATTTCTATGCTCTGCAAGGATTGGGATTAACCTCTCTCCCTGCATTCATCGAAAGAAGATGGCGCATTCGTGATGGATTCTACGGAACAGGTAATTTCTTTAGTGGCGTTCTCTCAGGTCGTGTCAATGCTCCAAGCGGCGCAAAGATTCGCATCACGGCTGCAAAGACAGGTTATTTCGGCATCGGTAACGATAGCTCAGGCTCAATCTCGGAGAGTGTATATCTCGAAGCAGGACAGAGCCATAACTTTACGAATTTCTCGCATGAGGAAGGAGCTTTGCTCTACATCTATCAGGCAGACAGAATGTCGATGATTGACCTCTCGGAAATCACCCTGTCGAATAACTTTGATTTCTCTGTGATGACTCTCGCTGAGGAAATCTATCTCGGCAAGGTCGGCAAGGTGAATCTCACTATCGGAGCTTATACCCTGCTCACGAATGTCAATCTCGGTGAATTGCCGTTCTTGAAGAAACTCGATATTCGAGGCACTCTCATCACGAATGTAGTATGTAGCGGATGCCCTCGTTTGGAGTCTCTCTATGCTGCAAATTCGCAGCTCGCAAGAGCCGACATCGCAGACGGAGCGAAAATCACCTATATGCAGCTGCCATCGACATACACCTATCTCAGATTGCGCTATCTGCCTAATCTGCAACGCTCAGGATTGGTTCTCGCAGACAAGAAGAGTATCACGACCCTCATCATTGAGAATTGTGCGAAAATCAGCTCTGTCGATTTACTCAGGGAGCTTGCAGGAACGAGTGGCAATAATCTGAGAGTGGTTCGTGCTGTGCCTTATAATGTAAGTTATGATGGCTCAGACCTCACGACCATCTCTGCGCTCCATCTGAGCGGTCTTGATGCGAATCTGACGGCTCAGGATGCTCCTGCTCTCGTTGGTACTTATATGCTCACCAAATATACTGATGATGCGGTTCTTTCTGCATGGCAGAGTGAGTTCGCAGACCTGACTATTCATCAGTCGCAATATACTTTGGTAGAGATGGATGATACTCTGACAGACCCTCAGAATATCACCAATAAGGATAATAACACCACAGGAGATAGCTACGAGCCAAGCGGTCATATCTCGAAGATTCGTTCATTGATGATTCCTGTCACAGGAAAGCTCAATCCGACTTCGGGTAGATGGGAAGGAGTGAAGATGAGCGAGAGCGACTATAAGAAGCTCAAAGATGGTTCAGACTTCGACTATTCCGATAATCTCGGCTCAGGCAACGATGCTATGATGCGCATTCCTCATCTGTGGTATAAAGGTATCAATGACTTCAAGAATCAGAAGAAGTATATCGCATGGAGTTCTCTATCCTCTGAGCCTATTTCGAGCGCAAGCCGTATCAATCGAAAGAAGCTCTCACAAATCCTGATGAGAGAGAATGCAGCTATCATGGTATCGAATATCACAGAGAATGTCAGCACTCTTGAAAGCTCAGGAGTCATCTCTGAGACAGCGAATCACAATACCTATCAGATTGATGTCGAGGGCATGAAGCAAGTGAGATACCCAGGACTGAACAATGAGGCTATCGGTGCTTGTTTCCTCAATGAGAGCGGTGTCATCATCTCAAAGTATAATATGGCGGTCGCAAACAATCTCTTTGATTTCGTGAATGGAGATTATATCTTCATCAACGTACCATCGGGCGCAAAGACCTTTGTATTCACTTCGCCAAGCGGCATTTCCTCAGACATCGAGGCTATCGCCGTAGATAGCACAGAGATTGAGGCGATTGAGCCTGATTGGGTAGAGAGTGATGAGTGCCTCGGAGCTATCTATCAGGGAAGTATCGATTCTCTGACAAGACTCCGCTCTGTTTCGGGCGTTTCGGTTCGTGTCGGCACAGGAACATCAACCACATCTATTGAATGGCAATATGATGCGGATGGCAATCCTATCAATACTCCGACAGGCTCGATGAACTATACGGCAAAGGATTTCCAAAATCTCGCTCGCCGTAGAGGTGCAGGCTATCAGCTCATCGACTATGAGATGAGTAAGCTGCTCGCAATCCTTTTCTTCTCTCTGTCAGGAACTCGTGATTCTTCAAAGTATTGCGGCTATGGCAAGAGTTCAGGAGGCACGACAGGCTATCTCGATAGTCTCGGAAATACCACTTCAACCAATCTCGGTTCTACGAGCGGACAGGGCAATAAGTGTATGGGCTTTGAGTCTTTCTTCGCTTGCACCTATGAATGGATGGATATGGTAGCCGTGAATGTTCCGTCATTCGTTCAGGCATTCAAGGATAAGATGTCGGACGGCATCGGTACTTATCCTATCGATGCGAAATATCATATCTACGACCCAATCAATGAGACAGAGCGAGTTGTTCAGGCTCTCACCTCTAACTCAGGATATTGTGTCGCTCGTACCAAGCATGGTAGATTCTGTGATATTGTAGCATCGAAGTTTGCGAATGATAATTCAAGATTCGCTACTCACTATGCAGACGGACAATGGTACACCGCATCTCGTTGCCGTGTCGTTGGTCGGTCGGGTAACAATGCGGATGCGAATGGCGGTGTCGTGTATGCGAATGCGTATTATGCGTCATCGAACTCGAATGCGAGTCACGGTTCTCGGCTTGCCTTCCGTGGCAAAATATCAATCTCTGAATAAAAGGTAAGGAATATGAAACAGAAAAATAATAAAGCGAAAATGCGCAGGGCGTTGCGGTCTGAAAAGACCGCTCGCTCTCCTGCGTGAGCGATGCCGAAAGGCGAAAGGTAGAGGGTCTCATTTGCCGTGTCGTTGGTCGGTCGAATAACAATGCGAATGCGAATGGCGGTGTCGTGTATGCGAATGCGAATAATGCGTCATCGAACTCGAATACGAATAACGGTTCTCGGCTTGCAAACAGAAAAGAAATATAGGGGCGAAACTCCCCGAATAATCATCTCTACGGCATATCTCTACGAGATAGAGAATAGCTGAGGGCGAGAGACCTGAGCCTCAGTAAAAGCGATAATAAATCGGAAAACTGAAAAATCACGAATGCAGGTAGAGGTTGGTAGGTTCATTCTCGAACACCTCAGACCTGAGGAACTGAAGGAGTTTCATTGAAATGGCGAAAAGAGATGGCTATGTGATTGAGGAAATCATCGAGCGTTCCAATCTCGAAGAAGCGTTTGATACGGTTCTGAGAGGCACTCTGAGAAAGAGTCTGAGTGAAGGCAGATGGCTACTCGCCCATCGGGAGGCGTTCCTTGATGGTGTAGCAGAAGAAATTGCGTCAGGAAAGGTCAATCTCGGAAAGTGGCATCCTAAGGATATTGTAGAGGCAGGGAAAGAGCGGCATCTTCAAGTGTTCGACATGAAAACCCGAATCAAGGTCGGTGCAGTCATGCAGATTGTCGATAAGCATCTGAGGCGGCGATTTATCAGGACTACCTCTGCATCTATCAAGAAAAGAGGGATGCACGACCTGAAAGCCTATATCGAAAGAGATATTCGTCTCGACCCTGAGGGCATGAGATATATCTATAAGTTCGATATTCGGAAGTTCTACGATACGGTGAAGCAAGATTTCATCATGTATTGTGTGAGAAAGGTTTTCAAGGATGAGAGATTGATTGCGATATTGGAGCTATTTGTGAGTGTTCTCGATGATGGCATCTCAATGGGGATGCGCTCGTCTCAGGGTCTCGGAAATCTTCTATTATCGGTATTCCTCGACCACTATCTCAAAGACCGATATGGAATAAAGCATTTCTATCGGTATTGCGATGACGGAGTGATTGCAAGTGGCTCGAAGCTCTATCTATGGGAGAGCAGAGAAATCGTCCATGAGCAGATTGAAGTCATCGGTCAGGAGATAAAATACAATGAGAGGGTATTTCCTTTGTCTGAGGGATTGGATTTTCTCGGATATGTGATTTTCCCTGCTCATTCACTTCTCAGAAAGAGGGTGAAGCAGAATTTCGCCCGAAAGCTGAAAAAGGTAAAGTCAAGAAAGCGCAGGATTGAGTTAATCGGTTCTCTGTATGGCATGACAAAGCATTGCAACGGATGGCATCTTATGGAGACGATTCTATATCCAAGCGAGTTTAACAAACTAAAGAAAAAGAAGAAAAGAATGAAAGATTTTGGCAAGGCAAGGAGCAATCCTCAGACCTTTAATGGCAAAAAGAGTTTCAGAGGCTCGAAGATAAGCGGTCGTGAGTTAGACCACAAGCCGTTTATCGTGGTCGATTATGAAACAGGCGTAGTGCCTTTAGTCGAGCAAGAGCGATATAAACGAGAGGTTGATGATACACTCGCAAAGGGTGGTGATACCTCGCTCGTGAAGAAGCCACGAGATAAATATGTCGTGAGCATCATCTATCAGGGTCAGCTCAGAAAATTATGGACAGGCGATAAAGAGAATTGGGATGAGCTTGACAATCGTAGGAAAGAGCCTGATGGATTTCCTTTCTTCTGCTCTATGGAGGTAGATTATCAAGGTCAATATCCTAAATATACTTTTTGTTCTGCAACCGCTCTCGGCTTTCCTATGCCGACCGATGAGGAACTGAATCGATTATTCACCCAATTAAAAATCAGATAATATGAACTCGGAATTCTTCAAAATTTACGGCGCAAAAGAGCGTCAGGATGGCATCGTGGTATTGTCATCGAACAAGGCTTGCATCTATGTCGGTTTCGGCAAAGATTCAGAAGATGCAGAGAGTGGCTATAATTGGCGTAAGGATTACGACCATATCCCGACCATCGCAGAGGTCAAGGCAGACATCGAGGCTCTCATCAATGCTCATACCGATGCGACCATCCTCACAGGATTCTCATGGAACGGAAAGCCTGTCTATCTATCATCGGAAAATCAGTTCAATTTCAAAGCAGCCTACGACCTCGCATTTCAGACAGAGGGCGCAAATCTCCCTGCGAAATTCAAGCTCGGAGAGGATGCAGAGGGCAATCCTGTTTATCACACATTCACCAAGACTGAGGTGCTTGCAGATTTCGTGATGAGAGCCTTTGCGTTCATCAATACGGCTCTCAAAGAGGGATGGCAGGAGAAAGATTCAATCGATTACTCTCTTTTCGTTGTGAGCGATGAGTAAGGGATGCGGTTGCCAAAAGGGAGTGCTTAAATATATTAAGCCTCCCTATGCTAAGAAATTCTATACTCCGTGTGTCATGCACGATGATGACTATGACAGGGGAGGCGATAGTGATGACCGTTTCGATGCAGATATGAATCTTCTCGTGAATATGATGAAAGTCGTGAAGAAAGAGAATAAGAATCTGTTTGCGGTGATATGGTTCACTTTCATTGCTTCGCTCTATTTCGTAGGAGTGAGGCTTTTCGGCAATTTCTATTTCAATTATAAAAAGTAAGCAGATGATACTACATTTCAATAATACCACTCTCGAAGTGCAGCCGAATGATAGCAGCTACCGCTATCGTTCCCTGATGGCGAAACCTCAGCTCGTTTTGAAGTTCTCGCTGCCTCGATATGTTGAGATTCCTGTCGGGGCATATTGTGACTATATGGGAGAGAGATATTTCCTCAATGCACCTCAGAATATAAAGAAACAGGGCACTCGTCATATCGAGTACACCCTGAATATGGGAACGAGGCAGGATAATATGGCTCTCTACAAGATGAGAAACTCGGTTGATAAGCGGCTCAAATACTCGATGTGCGCAAAGCCGCATGAATTCATTGCGGAGATTGTCGCCAATCTGAATGAGCGTGATGGCGCAGGAGTGTGGAGTGTCGGAACGTGTATCGATGCCAATGAAAAGACCATCGAATTCAATCATACGAATATCGATTCAGCTCTCTCTCAGGTAGCAGAGACCTTTGAAACTGAATGGGAGATTGTCGGCACGGCTATCCATCTCCACAAGGTCGAATACTATAAGAGCGACCCTCTCCCACTCTCATACGGAAAGGGAAACGGCTTCATGCCAGGAGTGGGCAGAACAACTCCATCGAATGAGCTGCCTATCAAGCGACTCTATGTGCAGGGTGGAGATAGGAATATCGACCGCTCGGAATATGGCGCACCTGAGCTGCTTTTGCCTAAGTCTCAGTCATTGGGATATGATGGCACTCATTTCTCCGATGAGCAAGGCTATAATGCGAATATCGGGCATATCTATACGAGCGATGCGAATGGCTATTATATCGAGCGTTCTGATGTCATCTCTGATGCGGTCAAAGAGGATAGTCTTGACTGCTCAGAACATTATCCCTCTCGTATCGGAAAGGTCACATCGGTAATCGCCGTAAAGCCTGCAAAGAATTTCTACGACTTCATCGACAACACCATCCCTGCCGACCTGAATATCAATGACTATATCATCGAGGGCGAGACTCCGACCATCGTCTTTCAGTCGGGAATGCTTGCAGGAGAGAAAGAGTTTGAATTCAAGTATAAGCATTCTGAGAGACGATTTGAGATTGTGCCTCAGGAGATAGACGGACAGACCATGCCGAATGCGACATTCATTCCTGCCGTGAATGATACTTATGCTATATTCGGAATCATGCTGCCTCCGTCATATATCTGTGATAATGCAGCCAAAGAGGGCGCATCATGGGATATGATGAGAGAGGCGATAAGGCATCTGTGGGAGAATGAGAATCAGAAGTTCACGTTCACAGGTACGCTGCAATCTCTCTATGCTAAGAGGAATTGGATAAATATCGGCGGCAAGCTGATTGTCGGCGGTTATGTTCATTTCTCAGATACGCAATTCGTTCCTGATGGTGTAGATATTCGCATCACAGGCATCAAGGATTTTCTCACCTCTCCCTATTCGCCTACGGTCGAAATCTCGAATAATGTCACAGGGCAATCGCTCACATCGAAGCTCAGGGAGATTGACTCTCAGGAGGTCATCATCGAGGAAAACCACAAAGATGCGTTGCAGTTCACTCGCAGACGATTCAGGGATGCTCAGGAATCGCTCTCGATGTTAGAGGATGCCTTTGATAATTTCTCAGGCAGCGTGAATCCTGTCACCGTGCAGACTATGGCGATGCTCGTTGGTGATGAGTCGCTGCAATTCCAATTTGTTCAGAGCAAGACTTCTGCCAATATCGATACATCATTCCAAGTGACCTATGATGCAGCCAATAAGCAGCTCTCTGTGCCTCATTCATTCCTGAGACACATGACACTTGGCATCGATTCCATCAAGTCATCTCACTCTATCGATGAATATAAGACATGGGAGATGACCGCTTATGTATCGGCTCGTCTTGAAGACGGAAGCAAGAAATACTATCTCTATGCAAAGGTCGATACGGCAGCGGCTCAGAATGGCGAGTTCCTGCTTTCTGAGACTCCTATCGATATGGAGCGAGAATCAGGCTATTATCATCTGTTGGTCGGCGTTCTGAATTCAGAACTCGATGAGCAGAGGTCTTATGTGTCGCTCTATGGCTTCACAGAGATTCTCCCTGCAAGAATCACGACCGACAGGATTGTGAGTGCGGATGGATTGAATTTCATCGACCTATTGAATAATGCCCTGCATCTCGGAGATGCTACAAATTATCTCGATTGGAATAATGAAGAAGCTGCAACATTGATAATGAGTAATGCGACTATCAAGAATGCTCTCAAAGTACTTGGAGAAGCTCTCATCGCAGGTTTCTATTTTTCAAATCAGATAATCAAATCATATGCTCAGACAGAAGATGATAATACATCTTATCCTGCAATGTCGCTCGATGGTTTGCAAGGAAAAATCCATCTGAAATCGAATAATACAGGAGGTGATTACTCATTGGATAATATCGGCTCAGAAATTGATATTGATGCTCGTAGCGGAGAGATTGAAGTTAGAAATAAGAATGGCGTTGCTTATATGTCGGCAAGTGGAGTTTTCTGCAATAACGCAAAGACGAATGCTCTGCCTCTATCAACAGGATATACTCATTATGGTTCGATTGTAGGTCTCGGATTTGGCGATATAGATAATGAGTGGGAATGGGATAAGGAAAGCACCCTTATCGCAGGTCTATATGGTCGTGCAGATAATTCGGGAACGGCACTCGCTTATGGTGCATATATTTGGGATTTACTCGCTGCTGGTCTTATTCTGAGACAGAAGTATGTCGGAGATAGTTATACCGATAGTCCTTATCAAATCGGCTCAGGGGTAACGCAGATTGTCGGTCTCTCTAATTCAGGAAAAACCGCTCAGGCAATACTCCCCTCAGATGGAATGGAGGGTAAGGTCATATATGTCAAGCAGATTGGCGCAGGAAATATCAGGGTATCTCCTAAATCGGGGCAGAAAATATATGATGATAATAGTGAGAATGCTTACTATGAATGCAGTTGCGGACAAGAAATGAAATTCACTTTCGCTAAATATCGTATTGATTCTGTCACAACAGAAGTATGGCTCGTAAGTCGTTGGAAATTCTAAATCATTTTATTATGGAATATGGATATATCAATGAAAGCGGCTATCTGAGAACGAGAGAGCTGCAAGAACAGAGAAGACAATATCGTGATGAGAATGAGATAAAAACTCGTATCATAACGATAGAAGAACAAGCAGAGGAACTATCCTTAAAAGGATGGAAACCTGTGGATTTACTCGATAAAGAGCAAATGAAAGCTCCTGAGGGATATATTGTCCGCATCATTCCTTATGATGCAGGAGAAAGAATCTCGTTCAGATATGAGCAGGAGAGAGATGTGACTAAGATTCGTAAAGAAATTGAAGATTTGAAAGCACAGCTCACCAATTCAGACTATAAGATAATCAAATGCTATGAGGCATCTCTTATTGGCGAATCTCTGCCTTATGATATTACTCATTTGCATCGTGAACGGCAGGCAATAAGAGATAAAATCAATGAAATTGAGAACACTTTGTAAGATTTAACATAGAAAAAGGTGCTTATTAAGCATCTTTTTCTTATCTTTGTACCCAAATTTATCTCGGCATGGAATTGATATATAAATTTTGGAAAGGAATGGTCTGCCTATTGGGAGGCGGTATCGGTTGGCTCATCGGTGAGTTCAAGCCGACTTTTCCTCTGATTATTGTGGCGGTAATCTTTATCGTCTATGATGCTTGGACGGCTTATCAGCTCGACAAGCGAGTGCATAAAAAGTACCCTGAGAAATCGAAAAGGGAGAAAGCGAAATTCACGAGCTTTGCTTTCGGCAAGGTGGTGAAATCGACCATCCCGAAGCGATTATGGCTCATCCTGCTCGCATATCTCGTTGAGCATTGGGTATTCATTCATGTATCGATTCCGTTGTCTTATGTCATCACAGGGGCGATATGCTTTGAACAAGCATGGTCTATCCTTGAAAACGAAAGCTCATGTCGGGATGAAAATGAGAGTCGATTTTGGAAGTCTCTGCAAAGAATCATGGTCGATAAGACAGAGAGACATTTCGATGTCACTCTTGATGAGTTGAAGAATGGCGGTCGTGTCACAGAGGAACAGATTGCTGCTGCTCGTGAGATGCTCGCAGAATATGAACGCCAAAAACAGAAATCTAATGAAAATCCTGATTGATAACGGACACGGCTCTAATACATCGGGAAAATGCTCTCCTGATGGAAAGCTCAGGGAATATGCTTGGGCGAGAGATATTGCATCCCGATTGGTTGCAGAGCTGAAAAAGAGAGGTCTCGATGCAGAGCGTATCGTGACCGAAGAAACAGATATATCACTCAGAGAGCGTTGCCGTAGGGTCAATGCTATCTGTGCGAAACTCGGTTCAAAGAATGTGATGCTAATCTCCATCCATATCAATGCGGCAAAGAGTGATGGTCGTTGGCATGATGCAAGCGGATGGAGTGGATGGATAGCTCCGAATGCGAGTCAAAAGAGCAAGATTCTCGCTCAGACTCTCTATGATGAAGCAGCAAAGAGGAATCTCAAAGGGAATCGTTCTGTGCCATCGTGCAGATATTGGGTAGGCAATTTCGCTATCGTCAGAGATACTAACTGCCCTGCCGTTCTGACAGAGAATCTATTTCAAGACAATAAGGCAGAGGTCGAGTTCCTGATGTCAGAGAGAGGGAAGCAGGAAATCGTCAATCTCCATGCCGATGCAATTCAAAAATATATCAGCTTATGAAAACTTTTTTTCGTGACCATATATCGATGTATGTGCTGAGTGCAGTATTGGTCTCGATGCTCTTTATAGTGTCGGGGTGCTGCACTCAGCGGCGAGTGGTCGAACAGAATACGACCGTCATTCAGCAGAAAGATAGCTCGAATACCGAAGTCAGGGTTGAAAAGGTCATCGAATATCTGACAGATACCGTCTATATCAAAATCCCTGCTCAGATGGCAGAGCGCACGACTCAGGATAGTACCTCTCATCTCGAAAATGATTATGCGACATCAGATGCTCGCATCAATCAGGATGGCACTCTGTATCACGACCTGAAAACGAAGCCGCAGGAGATAGCTTCGGAGTTTCAGAAGCCTGTCGAGAGGAAAGATAGTGTCAGAACAGAATATAAGACCAAAATTAAATATGTGATTCGGACACAGAAGAAAGAGGTCGAGAAAGAACTTACATGGTGGCAGCATACTTGCATCAAGTGGTTTCCTTGGTGTCTCATTCTGCTTATCATCGCTATCGGTTATATACTCAGGAAACCGATTTTGAAGATTACGAAAAGGCTTTTGTGTAAACCATAGTATTAGTTTTAAGGTTAAGAGAGGGCATCGGAATGTGAATTTCGGTGCTTTTTCTTTGTGGAATGAAATAATTTTCATACCTTTGTCGCACTGATGATAAACTCTTCATCAGTTGCGTTGAAATCCGCACGGCTGAAATGAGAGATTCATCATCGGTCGTGCGGTTCTTTTTTTTCGATTTTGTTACTCGTTTGTTACTCCGACTCACTCTAATATGCTCTAATACCTCTGTAAATAATTGAGTTATCCATAGTTACGAACATTCTGCGTCGGAAAGTAGATTTCGCGTGGGAAAGTGATTTTTTGCAAAGAAAAGCATACTATATGCAAATATGGCTTGTAAATCGCATGATTTCAAGCATTTAAAATTTCGTCTATTTTTGCAGATTTTTGATTTTTAACTTCGATATT